ATTTTTCAACAACCATTTTTATGGTGAACTCGTCTGCTTCAAGCGAAGATTGACTCAGATTATCAACAATCCAGTCCATGCCGCTAACTTTCGGTATGCTTTTTGCCATTATGGTATGTATTTACGTTGGTGGAACAAGGGCAAGTCTCCCTTATCAGTTGTCCTTGCGTCAAGGATGATGCAGGAAGGCTCTGTAATAGCGTCTGGGACAACCTTGTAGCCGTGACGGGTAAGCCCCTGCCATGCGCCTGTTATGAGCGATGCTTGATTTCCATCTGTCCATATACCGTGGCGATGGCGGTGTGCTCGGCAGATTACCGATGGGACACGCTTGCCAACTCTTGCGCGGGAGTGAGTGATTGTTCCTAAGGCGATGGAATGCGCTCCTGCTTCAAGATACGGGCGGGAGGTCGCGGAAATGTGGTGAGCGAAATTGATAAGCGTTCCATTGATTTCAATGTCGAGGTTGTCCCAAGCGTTTTGTCCGTTCTCAGGATTCTTCGATGCGCCCAAGACCTTGCCCAGCCGAATCTCGTCATTCCGTGTGTGGCATTCCGTTCCTTTGATGATGTGGACACCAGCCGCTTTGCTTGTCACTGGCTCAAGAATTTGAATGACGGCGGAGGATTGGTCGCCGATGTCGGCACTCATTACTTGGGTTGTCCGGTGGTGGATGCCCTCAACCAGATCGCCGTTAATCACCAACTCGTAAGGTTCATCCCCCACGGTCTTTGCAATCCACTCATGGCAGTCTTGCCAACAAGCCCATAACCATTTCTGGAATGCGTTTTGCCCGATAGGGAAGCCCTCGTTAGATACGAAATCCGAAGGCCATAGCCCCACGACCGAACCGATGTGCAAGTCGGAAAGGAGAACGATAATCTTAGACTTGCTTTTTAGTGGTTTCATAGTGGTTATCCTTGCGGAATGTTAAATCGAATGCGTGAACGAATCTTGGAAATGTTACGAGTCTTAAGGTAAACGCCGCCGCCTTCACGTGATCCAGCCTTATCGGTGTTCCCTTCTACGGTGGTTACATTCCCCTTTGAGTCTGGGGAGGATACCGCGATGCCGATATGAGAGAAAGTGAACATCACAATGTCGCCGGGCATAATGTCGTTAGCGGGGTCTCTCCGCATCCACGTTGTTGAGTCTTGCTCGATAGACCAGTTTTCAAAGTCCCATGCGCCAGCCGTGCGAGGACGCTTAAACGTCTTTGTCTGCTTGGTATCAGATGATACCAGAGCTTCGCGGATTACCCAGCATACGAAGGCAGCGCACCAAGGCCATCCCTTCTTAGGATTTAGCCATGTTGCAGCTTTGTATTGATTTACAATTTCTCCACAGTTTGTGTTCCCTACTTCGCGTACACCTACTTGTGACTTAGCTATGCGAACAATTTCAGATACGAGGTCTTTCATAACTTTCTGAGTATTTGCCACAGGCTTAGCAGTCCAACAATCAAGCCAACAACCAAGCCGCTGATACGAAGCCCGTATTCAATTTGTTCTTGCAGTGACGTGATGACACCTAAGATTGGAGCAAATGTCCCAATTACGCTATGAAAAAGTTCCTTATTCATTGTGCTTTAAAATCATCTTCAAATTTACTTTTCTTGTAGCCCTTCCACCCGCCAAGTCGAACAGCGCGGTAGATGGTCTTACGGGTAAGCCAGCCGACTCCGATCTCCTCCATCGCGTCGAGAAAGATTTTATCCGCCATTGCTCGGTCAATGCGCCATGTGCTTACGTTTGAATAGAGGTAGTCATGGATCAATGCCGCCTCAAAGTAGCTACCAGTGGGGGAGAATATAGACCAGAATATCCGTGGGATGGATGCGCCATCGGTTAGGAATCCAGCGGGAACGGTAAGCCATCCAATGCGGGAATCGTAGCGGAACGGGGCGGTGAGTCGAAACGTGCGGCTTCCATCACGGAGACCTGCCAACGTGAACTCTGCGGGGTCTGGAAATTTATCGCTCATGCCCAGAAAGTGTTTGGAACTGCCTCGTCGTCAGTTGGGCGGGGCGTGTCGGAGGTTGATGCCCAGTAGATGAACTGCTCTGCTCCTTCGGGAATTGGGATGCCTACGAGGTCGCGGAATAGAAGCCAGTAGTCCGTGCCGTTATGCTCACCAATCTCGTGGAGTGCGTATTCGTGGGATGCGAAGGTGGTCTGGATAACTCCATCGACCTCCACGGAAAAACCATTGGCGATGCCAAACTGTTCCGCTACGGTTTTGCTTGGGAATTTTAGGAGGTAGTCGGTCATGTCGTGAGGGTTTGGAGCTTCGCGTTCGGAAGGCGTTTCTTGAAGTAGCGGAGGGATGCTATCGTTCCGTTCCCAAACGACGTTCCGATAAGTGCTTGGTTGATTCCTGTTGGAATTGTTACTGAGGTGTCTTGAGTGCCAAGAGTTCCGTTAAATACGGATATTGTATCGTTAGATTTATACGCCGTTGCAATCTTTCGCTCGACACCAATAGTTACTGTTCCCATTGGGGAATTGTATGTTACTACTCCCGCTGCAACTATAACGGGACGAATTCCTTCAGTTGCAGAATTTGTCATGCCAATCTGAATTCGGTTATTGTTTGTCCCATCATTTACCTTGAACACTTCAGGAGCAGAATTGGTATTTGTAGTGTTAAGTATGCCGATTGCAGCAATAGTCCCTTCGCTTGCATTATAGAAACCCGTAAAGGCACTCCCCGTAATACTGCAAACATCCACACTGCGAACCACGGACGCTGTGGTGGTCGGGATGTAGGAGGTGGGGATGGCTCCTGCTTCTAGTTGTGCGCCGTAAAGATAGACTGCTTGTGCGCCTGTGCCTAAATAGCTTGGAAGTCTAGTAGCCGAACTGTTATTGTTATTTATTACAATGGTTGAAAACCCTCCAGCTCCACCTGTTACAGAAGCAATAGTCACGGAACAACGATACCACCCACTAGGGAAGCTTTCTATTTTGGTTGTTACGCCAGAAGATGTTCCAACACTACCAGATCCAGTTAGAATAAAGTTTGCGAAAAGATTAGAACCAAAAGCAGTGGCAGATAGTGCTATCTGATAAGATGTATGAGAAGCAGATTTAGCAAATACAGAAAACGTATAAGGCTGACCTGCTGTTATAGATGGGACTGATTGCTGCACACCGTGGGTAGATAGCCCGACGTCTTCAACTAACAAGTCAGCAGTCACAGCTCCATCTGGTGATGCAACAGAGTCTGCTGTTACAGTTGATCCAAATTTTTGCCAAGTTGCAGTAGAAAAGCCTTCACTTTGCAGTGACAAGTTAGTCCTGCTCTCCTCAATGAGTAACCCCTTGCTTGCAAGAGTAACGGGATCGTGGTCGAAACGTGCTTGGTTAATAGCAGCAGATTGGATTAAGCCGTTACTCCCAACAAAGGTAGCCGTAGATGCTCGCGTGAACGTGGGGGTAGGACCTTTACGAGCCGTAAGCGATTTGTCGGTGGCAAACTGGAGGTCAAGGGAAAGCCCATCGGCATTCAAAGAACCTCCTCTACTAAGTGTATTTCCAAGTGAGTAGTTCATCAGTAACGAGTCTGCATATTAGAGTTTGTGAATATCCTGTTTGCAACTACCTGTAAAGTGTGTTGCTCATCAATACGAATCATTTCCTCTTGAAGTAGCATATCAGCCTCTTGGTCTGCCAACGCTGCCTTCTCTTGTTGTCCTTCAGCGCGGAGATAATCCGCATAAGTTCCATGTGCCATGTATTGATACCACTCAGCAGGAATCGCGGTTGTCTCTCCAACTCCATCCCCATAGGTATCGGCAAGTTGGATTTTATAAGTTAAAAATGCCGAAGTGGGACTAGTATTCCCCGCAACCAGCGTAGCACCATCAGCCGTCACCATAATGTCATACTCCTGAGAGGACGTGCTTATGTAAGGAGCCTTAACGTGAGCGCGTAGGTAGGTGTCAATCGAGTCCTTCCCTACTTCGGTGTATGGTATCACGTTACTAGTGACAACCCTCTCCTCGCCAATTTTAAGGAAGCGCGGCCAGTAATTTGTTGAGCGATACGCCCTTAATGCACGGCGGTTAATCAGAGCTTTAATTCTCCCAAGCTCAAGGGTTGCAAAGACAACTCCGCTCAATGACTGGATCAAAGATAGCAGTTCAGCGTAGGTTCTTGTTTGCATTAAATATTACCTGCTTTCAGGTGTGATTGTGATTTGAAAAAGTCACGGACAAATCCTCGGTCATCCCAGCATTCGCTTCCGTATTTTTGTGCGAGTAACATATACTCGCGTTGCGGAATAGAACCAACAGGCTTACCTGCAATGGACTTCACTTCACGCATTTGTTTTGCTTCAGCAGCGGCTTCGATCTCCCTACGCTTTTCTAAGCTCTCGATGAACTTGCGTCCAGAGCATAGCTCACGAATTAGGGCAGCGTCGATTTCCTCGTCAACCAGCATAAAGAAAGAAAGGGGAGGGAGATTTTAACCTCCCTCCCCGATTTGGTTTATGGGGTGATTGCGAATGGATCGAGGATGGTCAAACCAAACACGATCTCACCACCAGTAATGCTTGCAACAGTTCCGCCAAGTGTAGCGATAATGTTGACAGCAGACGTGGTGTTATTGATGTAACCTGGCTCGGTATCGACTAGCGAACCCGTGTTGTAAGCCGTTGCGACAAGAGCATCAAGGTCAGTCGATGCAATAAGTCCAGCAGCAGTTCCGGTAACGCCAAGTGTCAAGGTAATGTCAGAAGCACCTGCGATGGCACTGATAACAGTTACAGAAGCATTGGTGACGATACCACCGCGAGGAACTACACCGATAGTTTTTGCTGAAGTGCCAGCAGCAACAAGGTCGGCAGCAGCCATGCGGAAGTAATGGGTAAACCCACGCGATTCATTATTAGTTAGTTGAGGCATAATTTTATTTCTTTATTTTTATAGTTTAGGAGTAAGCGATTTTACCGTGTGCTTGCGGATGCTTGACACACAGAGTTCCTGCAACGTCGATGAATCCACGTTCGCCAGCACCTTGGTTCTCAAGGCGAGATGCACCCATAGGAATCAAGGTGTTGAAGCCCAGATACTTAGGATTAAGGACGTAGCCTACGTTGGTGGATGCGGTTGGCATACAGCTAGGGTTGCCGTTCACGATCTTAACAAGACCAAAGTCGGAGTCATACAGGTTCACCGAGAGGGTGATTTGCTTACTCGTAGCTTCTTGGTTGACGTGATAGGTAACGCCAGCCGAAGCCGGAGTTGCACGGGTGAAACCACTGATAAGCTGGCGAAGTGCTACGTTAGCAACAAGGGTCAGGCTGTTCATCTCACCGTTCTTGGCGAAGATGGAGCCGATCATCGTGTTAAACGAGGACTCACTGAGCGTAGAAGCAATGATCGAACCGGATGGGGTGCGATAAGCCGTAGGAACTGGGTTAGTTGCTTGAGCGGTGGATTGAATCCACTTGCCAAGACCACGCATTCCATAAGGAGTGCCAGCACCGTTCTCAACCGTCATCTCGTTATCGGAGGCGATGGTTGCTTCGATGTCGCGCTTAATTTCACGCATGGACTTTGCTTCTGCTTGTGCCACGTTAGCGGGACCGACACTAGTGACGGCTTGCTGGAGGTTGGACACAAGGTAGTCACGGCGCATGAGTTGGATGTAGTTTCCAAGACGGGCGCGGTCTGCGAACTTATCGGAGAACGAGGTAACATCGGAGCCTTCGCTGATGCCCGTGGTAACGGGGGCAGAGAGGGAATCGACAGTCCACTCGGTGTAAGTTGCAGATGCTTTACCCTTACCGCAGAGCGAAAGGATAGGCGTATCTTCTGGAGCAAGGATGGAAAGCTCATTGCTTAGATCCTCGCGGTTGGAGATGGCGGAACCCTGACCGGACTTTGCGGCGGGGGCATTTGGTTGGTAAGTAGCTGAGATAGACATAATATTAACTGGTTGAATTTACTTGTATTTAGCGATTCTTGCAGCAACCCATTCTTCTGGACTCCCGCTCTTTTCAAAGCGAGTGTATGCGTCAGCACCCTTTACCTTAGAGGATGACGAGGATTTAGCAGCACCCGCACCAAATGGGGACGGAGATGGACTGATTTTCAGTTTTGTCCCCACCGCAGGTTGCTTCTTAATCCTTGTTCCTCCATTGATGGAGTTTGACGCATGAGCCAGGATGTATTCTATTTGGTAGCCAATTTCTGGAACTTGTTTGCGTAGCTTTTCGATAAGCGGGTCAGACATTAAATCCTTGAATTGTTTCCCGACAGTTGTGGACTCGTCCTTAATGTCGGGAACTTCTTCTTCAGCCGCTGCGATGTATTGACCTTTTAACTGTTCCATGTTAGCAAGCTGGGTAAGATGTGCTTGCTGCGCTGGAATGTATTTGGTCAACGCCTCACGAGCGTTTCGGTTAGCTTTGCGGATTTGCTGTTTGGTGAACTCGCGGTCTCCAACTAGGATTATGTCCTCAGAACGATAATCTTCGTATTCCTCCAGTAGTTCATCAGTTGAATCGAGGGTTTTCTCAAGCTCCTTGTATTTCGCCTTTAGGTCATCAAATGACTGTATTTCGCGGAATGGGTTTTGTTCTTGAGGGACTTCCTTGATTTCCGGCTGAGACTGAATCTTTTCCTCCAGGGCTTTCTTCTGAGCGGTTAGCTCGCCAATGCGTTGAAGCAGTCGGCTCTTACCCTTTTTAGCTAAAGATTGAATCTGTTCGGTTGTCAACGACAGTAGATCAACTTCACTTTCCTCTTCCTCCTCTTCGGGTTCTTCCTCGGATTCCTCTGGCTCATCGGGAATTTCTTCCTCCTCAACTTCGGTATCCTCTTCTTCGGGTTCTTCCTCAGATTCAGGTTCTGGATTACTTCTGGCCACTCTCTGAGCTACAAGCTCTTCAAATGACATATTGGACACTGATTCGATAGCTTCAGCGGTAGCTTCTGGATTGCTCATATTGGAAACGCCATTTACGCTCGGCGGTGCGACTTGAAAGAGCTTTATGCGAATTTGTTGCAGTTGTCAATAGGCGATGTTAAGGCGATGCAAATTCATTGAAACTTTTTCTTGCGTTGTCAGAAAAACATGGGTAGATTTCTGCCGACGAGAGGTTGCACTCAGCGTCACAAGACTTCCCCTGCTGGGTTTCCCCCGGTAATTGAAAGCTCCGAGCGCGGTATTGCAACCTCCCGCCTCGGAGTTTTTCTTTTCCAGCGGAAAGGCTACGAACATATCCAACCGTGCAGTCCTGAGAAATGGCGTGAAGTTCGGCTAGATGGAAACTCCAAGGTTCTGTGCGTTTAGGTTGTCAGCGCACGGGTAATCAGTCGCAGTCGAAAGGCTGGGCAAGCCTTGTATCACGCGGAGCAATTCGCAGGGAGACTCTACCGAGACAGTCCTACTCCCGATACAAGGTCGGGTTCAATCCCCGTCGTGAGAAAGCAAGGGGGTGGCTCCATACAGAGACGTTCTTTGAATCACGGTTGATTCTTTGACAGGACAACCGTGTTCGCTTCGGAGGATCACCACCAAAGACATTCTCTGAACGATTCTTCTTGATTTGAATGAGAAAAAAGGGAAACTAACCCCGCAACACACAAACATGAACGATAACTTCCAAGTAGGACGCGTAGGATGGAGTCCTGATTACAACTCCAATAAACTTAGATACATAGGCACGATCAAACTAGACAGGATGCTGTTTATCTACGCTCTTAATGGCGTTATAAAATGCCTATCCGCACAAGAAATCCAAGAGGCTGAATTACTAGCCGCAGGATGGAAGCACACCGCAACGATTGACCCTGCCCGATGGATTGAGGAGATGGCAAACGGGTATCAAGAACCAAGCGATATGCTGGATGAAATTCAATTTATTCCGAACAAACAATGACCACCCACCCAACAGAACGCAACAATGCGCGGTGTTGTTTTAACTGTAAGCATTGGAACGGAAAACGCCGCAAAGATAGGGCATATTGCTACCGATTAAACTTGAACGGAAAGGATGCCACATACGGTAACGAAGTGTGTAAATTGTGGGAGAAGCGCATAAATTCTGTAAACTAATGAAAACAATAGAAGATCAGACTCTTGAATACGCAGAAGCCCTCAATGATATTGCGGATATCCTCCAATTACCAACTGGGGTAACATCCGCAGAAATTGTTGCTGCGTGTCGGGAATTGCTAAACAGCCCTGTTCAAACAGAAGAACCGTAGAGGAATAATCCCCTACGGCTCTCTGAACACACAAACACGCCGAAAACGAAACGGCAAAGCAATAAGAGCAGAGTGCGTTGAAATGTCAACCTTCTTTTTTCAACAGAGATAGAAGCTCATCCAGTGTCGCCACGCTGCCGACAATCTTCATTATCTCGTTTGTATCTACGCACTGGCGAAGGTCGGCAAAGAATCTCTCACGCTCGTCCTGGATAAACTGGATGATTGCTTTGAACTCGTCACGGTCTGAGAGTGCGTTGACGGCTTGCTGGATGGTTGGTTTAGGGAATGGTGTCATTTGAATGGGCTGAGTTTTTTAGACAATCTCATTTTGGCGTGTTCAATCGCCTTCTGCATAATTGCTTCTGGAATTGGTTTTTTATTAGGAATGATTTCGTTTTGCATAAGGGAAATCTCATCTTTGCTTAATGACGGAACAAGTGTTGGGAAATCAATCTGTTTCCCGTCAACTTTTATTGCTCCGCTTTGGGTAGAGTATTCCGTAGCAACTCCTCCATCAGGTAGTTTTATTTCCCCAAGAAAGCCTGTGCTTTTAGATGATCCATCTGGGCGATTGCCGTAATCTTTTTTTAGCTTAAAAGGTAGCCCGAATTGTTTTGATGGTGAAGGCATAAAGTTATTTAAGTCTGCCTTTAGGCTTATTAGTTGCTGTGCGGGGAAATCCGCGATTCTTGCTTACTGAGACAGAAGCTATGTTGCTAGCACGGTTGTCTTTTGGATTGTTGTTCTTGTGGTGAACATCCTTACCGTCTCCGTTAGAAGACATACCTAATTTTACAGCCTTGGCGCGTCCAGCGTTACGTCCAGCCCTGCGAGTAATCTGCTTGGGCTTCCCGTGATATTCTTGATACTCTTTTTTATAGTCTCTCATCACTTCATAGGCTTACGTTTAGTTGTTTTCTTTGGCATTTTACCCATCTTGATTTCAATCTCGACGTAGCCTTTGCCTTTCTTGCCTTTGCCGTATTCCTTGCTTTCGTGGCCGCAGCCATTTGATTTTCTTTTCATAGATTGTTGTCGTTCGCGTACTTTATTGGATTGTTGGTGTTCGCCTACTTCATTGACTTACTGCCCTTGCACTTCCACTTGCGGCGGGAAGACGTTTCTTCCTATAGTAATCGCTTTTGCTGCTTGCCCCAGCTAAAACCCAAGATTCCTGCCTGTATTGATACGGAAGCAATGTAATACGCTTGTCGCCAGATTTTTCAGCTTTAATGATGTTTGATGTTTGAAGGATGCCATGGTTACGCCCAAGGTTTTTTCTTTTAAACCACTTAGAGACAATAGACCTTTTAACCCCAAACCTATCACCAGCTAGTTTGAGACTATCAAATGACTCAACTTTACCACAAGCATAATAAAATGTGTATTTGTTTCTTATCTGCGAGTCAGACATCCTTTTTTTATGCTTGTCTGAAAACTTTAACCCAGCCATTGGTGCTTTCGCATCCTTGCAAAAATTTACACAATCTGCGCTTGATGAATACTCATTAAGATATTCTTGTTCCGAATCTAAAACGAAATTAGGATCGCAATATTTAACTACCTCAAACGTAAGCGATGACTCGCCGTATTTATTAAATATTCTTTGAAGACGATTGTTTCTGTGTGACCCAGCCCTAAGTTTATTGATGTGATTCCTAAATCTACTCTTGAGATTAATGCTGCTACCATAATAAAAATGGTTATTAGCAACGCAGGTAATTCTGTAAATTCCAGAATTTTTTACTTCCTGCTGACTTTTCCCGAACATTTCCATTTTTTTCGACTTAAATTGTTGGGCGTATTAGGATCATTTTGTTTAGCTTCTGGCAAGCCTTTTTTAATCCCGTAGCTTCTAGCGCAATAACTTGAGCCCTTTGCCGTGCCTGGACGAATACGATCACCGCCATCTGCTGCTTTACCGGCTTGCCCAAACTTCACAGTTCTCTTGCGTCCAGTAGCGGGATTGGTGACTATCTTTGTAAATCGCTTTTCCATTATGGTTGATTAAGATTTTTCTAAAAGCGATAATAATGCCTCTCTACGCTCACTGCTTGGTGGAGTTACGGGTTCAATTAGGTATTCGCATTCAAAGGCAAGGAT